ACAAGAAAGTCATTGTGGATAATAAGGTGATGTACAAGTATTCACCGCTTCGCTATGATCAAGAACTTGCAAGATTTAAAAGCAAAAAAGATGCAAAAGAGTATGGTAGGTATCTTCTAGGATTGTAATGTAAGGTTATTAAATGTTTAATAAAGCCCTTTTTAAATTAAGCCAAGGTTATGATGTTTTCCACAGGCTGTTGAAAACTCTTAACATTTAAAGCCCTTATAAACCCTCAGATTCCTTGTGATCTAAGGTTGCACTCTACCACAACCGCCGAAAAATGTCAAGGCCGCTCATAAATACTCCCACGCCCCTTGACATAACCGCCCAGGGGAACTATACTGGCCACAGAATACGAAACCCACCGAGGTCTTATGTCAGTTTCCTACCTTCAAGCTCAGAAAAAGCATGTGCGTGTGACACTGGATCTTTCAGTATACAGTGACTTTGATGCCCGACAGATTGACTATGCAAAGTTATTCGGATTGGAAGGAGATGAGGCAGTTTCAACATACGTGGAGGACATGGAAGTAGACTGGTAGCTTATAGGTGATTTGGCTGTGGAAAACTATTTTTCCACAGGTTTATAAGCCCTCTAAGTTATACCGTGTGCCAGTTGTAGGGCTGTCCACTATTCTCCCCAAACCCAGCCAGATCATGTATATTGGCCATATGAGTGAGGGAGGGAGACCACTCTCACCACACTTTCCACCTCTTCTAAGACATCATGACCACTGCCACTTATAACGGTTGGGCAAATTACGAGACCTGGAATGTTGCTCTCTGGATTCAAAACTCTGAGGGTCTTTATAACATTGCTCGTCGTTATGATGATTACTCTCGGTTCGTAAGGCAGATGGGTTCGGATACAACTCCAGACGGCGTTTCGTATTCGTCCTCAAAGCTTGACTATGAGGAACTCAGTGAAATGCTAGCAGATCTCTGAGTCGTGATAGGAATGAGATGCGCCTTATAGACACTCACCCCCGTACACTAGTTTACTCTTTCTTTTTGATTATGTCTAAGTCTGTGATTCTTTCCCTTCTGGCACAAGGTAACACTGGCACCGAGATCTTGACGATTCTCGATAGCATCGTGGAGAGCATTGTGCAGGAGAACATTGATAGTTGTGCTGAGGTGTTTGCCGTCTGATGTAGTCTACTCGTGCGCCCGGGGGGGTGAGCGATAGCGAGGTGCTGCGGTTATTCGTGGCACCTCTTATTCGTGATAGCAGTTGTTCGTGAGCCCAGTTATTGGCGCGTCGCGGTTAACGGGGGCGGGGGGCGTATAATATTTTTGGGTCCCTCCTAACCTACAGAGGTGACAAATCGACCTCTAGCTATCGATATATAAAAAAAATTCCCCGAAGCCCATGGCACCTAAAAAACCAAAAAAGAATCCTACATTTGGCAATGGAGACAAAAGAAAAGCAACGGGTCAATGTAGATCCACAGCACAAAAGAATGCATCGAACAAGAGAAAGAAAAAATAAACCATATTGGAATTTTTTCCGAGTAGTTCTTGCAGGATGGATGATACGGTATCCACAACCTTTTTTTGTGACGCTTGGTATAGTCACTGTGACCATATATAATGCGATTGTAAAATAAACAGTGACTCATATTATTCCCACTACAATCATTGATAATTTTTTCGATGATCCATATGCCGTAAGACAATTTGGTTTGCAATTTTCAAAGGAAATACAAATAATTGATATTAAAAATAATATTGCATATCGAGGAAAAAGATCAGATTGTTTATCAGAGATACATCCACATTTGTTTAATTTAATATCAAAAAAATTTTTCAGTTCTTTTTATGATTTGAGTTCAGAAAAAATTGAATGGGTTGCAGATATTAGGTATCAATTAACAGATGGATCATTTGGCCCTGGATGGGTGCACAAGGATTCACCAGCATTAATTACTGGAATTATATACTTAAATCCAGGAGCTTCAATTGAAAGTGGTACAAGTTTATATCAACCCAAAAATATTGCATGTAAACAATTGTATGAGAATATAAAAAAAGATGCTAATCAAAATATAGATTTAAGAAACTCTGAATATTATGTAAAATGTAGAGAAGAAAATAATTCACAGTTTGTCGAGACTGTTCGAGTAAATAATATCTTTAATCGATTAGTTGCATTTGATTCAAGCGTATATCATTGTGGTACTAATTTTTTTGGAGAAACCGCTGAGAGTAGTCGTTTAACGATAGTTTTTTTCATACATAAGTTGATAGTAAATCAAACACCTATCACAAGAATTAAGATTCAAAACTAATATGGAAAAAATTTATCACATCTATGCAAAGGATCGATGTTTGTTTCATTCGATTAAAGAAGAAGAATTTGATACAACTTGGAATACCATTAAGAATATGGTTGGTATTATGAAAACCGACTATACTGAAAATGATTTGTCATACGAAGAACTAACTGTAAACAAAGAAATATCATTAAACTCTTCCCATTGACAAATCATATATAATCTGATAAAATTGATCTGAAGTGATTTCAACTTATGGCAAAAGGATTTACTGTTAAAGCGAATGCACCTACTCCCAAGACTGAGGATTGGGATTATGATGCAATTAAAGAACGTATGCGAGGTAAGAGTATCGTATTCTGTCTTCCTGGCAGAGGATGTTCTTATGTATTTTTAAAAGCATTTGTACAACTTTGTTTTGATCTTGTACAAAATCAAATGAGTATTCAGATTTCTCAGGATTACTCATCCATGGTAAACTTTGCACGTTGTAAAGTACTTGGTGCAAATGTTCTTCGTGGACCTAAGCAAGTACCCTGGGATGGTAAACTGAACTATGATTATCAACTCTGGATTGATAATGACATTGTGTTTAACTCAGAAAAGTTCTGGCAACTCTGTGATTTATCTCTGAATAAAGAAGGTGAAGAGAAAGGTATTGTTGCGGGATGGTATGCCACAGAAGATGGGCACACGACCTCAGTAGCACACTGGTTGGAAGAAGATGATTTCCGCCGTAATGGTGGTGTGATGAATCACGAAACCGTTGATTCAATTTCAAAGCGTCGTAAGCCCTTCACAGTGGACTACACGGGGTTTGGTTGGGTTCTCATTCAGAAAGGTGTCTTCGAAGGTCTTGAGTACCCTTGGTTCGCCCCTAAGATGCAAGTCTTTGAATCTGGTGCGGTTCAGGATATGTGTGGAGAAGACGTTTCGTTCTGTCTCGATGCAAAAGAAGAAGGTTTTGAAATCTGGTGCGATCCTCGGATTCGCGTTGGTCACGAAAAAACTCGTGTAATCTGATGAAGAAGTTCAATGTCTTATATAAGGGTATGAAGATCCACGAGGATCTCTCTCATGAACAATGTGCAGAGGTTCTCATGGATCTTTCAGAAACTTATTATGATGATGAGAATTTTGATGTTAATGAAATTGTATTAGAGGAAATTTAAATGGCAAAAGGCGGATCGATGAATAAGGTGTTCCATGTACCTGGAGCCCCGAAAAAAACTCGGCAGGGGCGTTCATCTAGAACTCTTCTCTCGGCTACTTCTCGTAATGGACGTAGGAAAAGATACAGAGGTCAAGGATCTTAATACATATAATAAGAAGCGAGTTTTATTACTCGCTTTTTTTGTAATCAAAGGGATAGCAACCCCTTAAAAAGTTCTGATTTACTTAAATCAGGAGCTACAATGGAACAAAGAATGCTTAGAGAGATTAATAATGATGATCTCACACCAAAAAAACATGATTTTTGGAACCAGAATGAACTTCATGAAAAAATTCGTAATGATGAGGACTATGATGACTGGGAATATGGTACAGAACCTCTTTATGAAGTAAAAAAAGTCTGATAAATAAGTTAGATTTATTAATTTTTCATGCCTCTAGAAAGAGTAAGCAAGGCATTTCGGGACATTGGATCCTCTTTTCAGGTAAATCCCCTGAATTATGATCTTATTGCAATTAAAAACGAAACTGCCATTGCTCGCTCTGTTAGAAATTTGGTTCTTACTCTTCCTGGAGAACGATTTTTTAATCAAAATTTAGGTTCTAGAGTTTCGAGAGCACTTTTTGAAAATATTGATAGTGTTTCATCTTCAATTATTCAAGATGAAATTGAAAATACCATTAATAATTATGAGCCAAGAGTAAATCTTACTAGTGTTAATGTCTCTCCAGACTATGACAATAATGCTTTTAATGTTACGATCAATTATATAATTGTTGGAATTGATGTATTACCTCAACAAT